GCTTCTCCTGCTCGCTCTCGACGCCTTCCTCGATCTCCGCGTCGATCGTGGCGGTCGTCTGCGGCGGCAGGTTCGGCACCAGCTTGCGGTAGACCCGCTTGCAGTGCTCTTTGCGGAACGTCGGCGAGGGGATCGAAACCGCTTGGATCTGGATGCTCTCCTCGAGCGTCTGCTCGCGATCCTCGTGCTCGAACGTGTCGAGCCCGTGAGGCACCCACACGACGTCTTCGCCGCGAGAGCGCGAGATCGTGTCGTATAGCAAGACGCCGAAGTTCCGGATCGCCCGCCCGAGCGCTCCGAGCACCAGCGCCTCTGCAGCCCTGTCTTCCGCCTTGCTCTTACCAGAGCGCTGCAGGCCCGAGCTGGCCTGCATCGAGGCCGACGCCGCCAGTTGGTGGGAGATGCGAAACATCTCCTGCTTGAGGTCGTCGATGCGCTTGGCGATATGCTCGTACGCGCGCCCCGTCGGCTCGACGAACTCGAGTGCGTCGTCCTTGCCGATAACCTCGTAGCCCTTGGCGTGAAACGCGGCGACCGGGTCGACGCCACGGTTCGGGTTCTGCTGAACCTCGCTCATTCCCTCGCCGGCGCCAGGAATCTCTGGCCCCAGCTTGGCGACTGGGATGGCGACGAGGCTACGGTTTTCTGCGGAGTTGAGCGACGTGCGGCGCTGGAAGTGTTCCCTCGCCATTGGGCAGAGCTTGTTGCCCACCCAAAGGCCATCGTTTAGCTCGAGATGCAGCAGTGGGATGCGCGTGAACGTCGTGACGTTCTCTTCAACGAGTCGGCAGTCGTCCGTCTCACGCGGCTTCTGGTCGACGGGGTAGTCGATCTCGTAGCGGTTGCAGGTGACGACTGGGTCCCCGCCGGCCTCCGGTACCTCGCGCAGCCAGACGTCGAACGTCTCGAGGCGCCTATTGCGCCGCGCACCCGGCGGCCCCTTCAGTTTCTTGCACTGCCGCGTGACGGCGTAGACGAGTTCGTCGTCTTCGTCGCAGTCCCAGTCGATGATCTGATCGTGCGGTACCTCGAAGAGGTACGGCATGCCCAGGCCGCGCGCCTCTTCGTCGGCGCGCGAGAGAACGTCATCGCTCGCCGGCGGCATATCGACGTGGAGCCAGGCCGAACCCTGCTTCAGCGCCGTTACCATGAGGCTCTGAAGAACCTCGTTCAGAGACTTGCCGCCACCGTCTGCGTTTTTCGCGAATCGCGAATAGAGATCGTCTTCTTTGGGCGCCTCGCCGGCCGTCGACGGGTCGTCCGCATCGCCCGCGGGCCGCACCGCCAGCTCCTGCGTAAAGAGCGCAGCGGCGAAGTAGTCGATTATCTGGGCGAAGTAATTGAAGTAGGCGCCGGCCTTGACCCGCTCAAGATAGCGCTTCTGGTTCTCTCCAACCAGCCGGGGAATGTACTCCCGGACGTTATCCGCCAGCCGGTAGCCGCCTACGTAGAAGTCTTCAATGGCGTCCCGCACGGGACGCATCCGGACGTACTCATCGGAGCACGTCGAGAGGTCGCCATAAGGTAGCGTGCGCGGGGCGGCCATCCGCTGTCAGCGCCCGCCGCGTGGCCGCTGTCCCTGAATCTGGACGACGAGCGACGCGCCGGCGCTGGTGCTAGATCCAGCCACCATCGCCAGCCGCATCCGATCGCCCCATGCCCCGCCAAGGATCGTATTCGCCGCGAGCGCCGGGCTGCCGTTGACGCCCACCGTCACGATCCCGCTCGGCGCGTTGGCTGTCGAGAGGGCGTAGATGACGGATCCGCCGCCGGCGCTCAGCTGCGTAAAGTGTACGTAGTCGTACCAGTCGACGCCATCGAAGGCCTGCAGGTAGACGTCAAGCACGCCACCCGTCGCGCCCTTCAGAAAAGCGAGGATGCGAAGCTCGAGGTAATCATCGAGCGGCGCCGCGATGCCAGGGCCATACGTCGCCGCGTCAACGCCGACCACCGGCTGATTGCTGAACGCCGTGCCGGCCGCCGCTGGCGATGTCTCTTTGAACGTCCAGGTGGCTAGCATCGGTTCAGACTGGGTCTAGATTGCTGAAGGCGTATCGGGTTTGCGGCGTAAAGGTGAGTTGGCTGCATCCCCACACGAGCGCGTCGAGTCGGTCGGGGCTTTTGTCGCCCGTCAGCGGCTCCCAGATGCACATCTGGTCTTCGAGCTTCGGGAAGGCCCCGACGTGGTGAACTCGACCCTGCTCGTAGAGCGCGGCGATTGGCTCGGCGCGTGTGCGCTTGCCCTGCGAGGCGCGGACGCCGCGATAGGGCACGTCGCGCCAGATGGTGCGTAGGTTGGCCTCTACGAGCTTGCCGCCGTTGTTCTCCTCGGCGACAACCCGATCGCAACCGAAGTTCTGATAGGCCTTGACGGCAGCGCGCGCCCATTCGAGCGGCGACATGCGCCCCGAGAGATCTGCGAGCACGTACAGGTGCCCATTGCCGGCAACGCCTACGACGACGATGCCGGTCTCGTCGCTGTCCTCGTTGGCCGTAACAGCGGGGTCGATCGCGACGACCGCCCGCAACATCTGCGGCGCCTCGACTACGCGCGAGCGCTCGATGAGATCGTGCGACCAGAGCGCGCCCTCGGCCTCATCGAGGATCTCCGCAAAGAGCTCCTGGCGGCCGAGGCGGGTGCCTTCGTATTGCGCTCTGTATTCGGCGAGGATCTTTGGGCTGAGGTTCGCCGCGTTGTCGAACGTGCTTCCGCGCGTGACGACGGTGCTGGGATGCTTGATGAGCGACCGGATGACCGGCGTCGGCTTTGGCGTCGTGCTGACGACGCCGCGAGTCTCGACGCCGTAAGCGGCGCCGAGGCGTGCGCCAAGCTTTAGCTGGTCCCACGCTTCGGGGTAGTTCCAGGCGGCCAGTTCGTCGGCCCAGAAGGTGTCGCACTGCTGGCCGCGAAAGCGCTCCGGCTCATCCGCACTCAGCAGTGTTGCCTGTGCGCCACCGGGCCACGTAAGCCGCGCCTTGCTGGGCTCGTATCGCGGCTTAGCCCACGGCGGCGAGATGGCCAACAGGCCGCTCTCGCCCTCGACCATGATTTGCCGGACTGCGAGCGCCGTGGCGCCGGCGAGCACCATGTGCCGCGCGCCTTCGGCGACACGCTCACGGACCCATTCGCCGGCGCTGCGCGTCTTGCCGAAGCCTCGGCCCGCGAGCAGCAGCCAGATCAGCCAGTCGCCTGGCGGCGCAAGCTGGTTTGGGCGCGCCCAGAAGCGCCAAAGGTAGGCTAGTTGTTCGGCCTCAGTTCGACTGAGGCTCCGGATTACCGCTTCCCGCTCTGGTGGCGTCAGCGATCCTAGCGATGCGGCTGAGAAGCTCATCCTGCGCGGCCCGCGTCTCGATCGGGCCGCCGTCCTTGCCCGTCATCTCGACCTTTTGCGGCGCCTCGTAGCCGAAGATCTTCGCGTGTGTGGCAACCGCCTTGATCACCACGTGGGCGCTCTTGTCGTCGCCAGCCCGGGCGCGCTCGACGTGCCCCTCGAGCACCGCTCGAAGTATCTCGTCGGCCGTGGCCCGAAGCTGCTCAATGCCCTCGGTGGGCCGCTCCCTAACCGCGCGGTCGAAGTCGCCGTGCACGACCGCAAGGCTGACGTTTAGCTTTTGGGCAATGGCGCGATACGTCAGACCGGCCACGCGGAGGTCAATGACTTGGTCGCGCCGCTCGGCGCGGTACACGCGCCCAGCATCATCGCCCGCATTTGGCTTGAGCCGGTTGCCTAGTCCTCGCCGTCGCTTGGGCTTCTCGTCGCTATCCACGGCCAGTCATCCACGCGTCTGCGCAAGTCGGCTTCGTCCGACCACCGGTAAAGCCCGAGGCCGTGCGCCACGGCTACGAGCTGCTCTGAGCTAAGGTCTTCGGCTGCAATCGGCCCGTCTGCCGGACCGCCTCGCGCATCGCCGCACGAACCGCCTCGCTCAGCCGGTGCGTGCGCCAATAGGCCGAGAACTCCGTGCCATTGGGCCACCGGTACGCGTAGATGCAACGCGGGAACTTGGCGAGGCCGGGCCGGAGATCGCGCACCGTAAACGCACCGCGTGAATTTCGCGAGTCCGGACACTAAAGCGGGGCCACGCCGCCCCACTATGGGGACGCTGGACGAGGAGATCCGCCGGTGACGAGTCGGCGGCAGGAGGACAGCGCGCCCGCGCGCAGGCGGCGCGCCCCTGGTACCGACGACGGGAATCGAACCCGCCCAACCCCGGTTTGTCGGGGCTAATCCGCCTCTGGAGCGCCGGTCGTGAGAGATTTACGCGGCCCGCTGCTGGCTGACCTGACCGGTCCGCGCTTGCCATCAGGGCCGGGCACGGGGGCCAGGCACCCAAGATCGTCGTCCGGATCCTCGAGCGGGCAGGGCTGCCGCGGCTCCGAGCGTGAGCCCGATCGCAGGCACCGAGGACAGAAGCCCCATTCGCAGGCGGCTCCGCATTCGGTGCAGGCGATGAGGGTCATGACACGTCTAGATAGCCTTCCGGCGGATCTAGATGATCTCGATCGGCCGGTTCGAGCCCGTGAATCATCGCTGCGTCTCGGCCGAAGACCAGCACCGGCTCATGGGCGTTCCCTGTCACGGCGTCCGCCGCCTTACGGCAACGCTCAAGCGTTTCGGGGCGCATGCGGTAAACCCTGCACGCCTCCATGAGGCGATCGACCGGCACCATGGCGCCGTCCATGCGACGCGAAATGATGCGAGCGGCCTCTTTATGGGTCATGGCCATATTGCGTCTACAGCGTACTGTGTGAAAGGTGAGCGGAATGAGCGATGACGTGGCGCTCATGCGCAGACGTCCGGTGGCGCAACTAGCTGAGAAATAAGGGTGGATTCGCCTATCCCACCTTTTTTCTTGAGCTCCTGCAGATCCAGCAGCCAGAGCTTCACTCCGCCGCGCTTGATCGCTGGGATTCGCCGCTGCTGGCACCACCTGCGCAACGTGCTGACCGGAATCCCGCTCAACATTGCCGCCTTGCTCACACTGATATATCGCACAATCAACTCCAGTCCGCGACCAGCGCGGGCCTACTTCTGTTTCTTATTCCAAGAGCTAACCCAGGCCCCCAGGATCGTCCGGCAGTCCTGCTCGAGGCCCTTGGCGCGTCCACGCGCATTCTTGGCCTGGTCGAGCCGGAAGAGCTCCGCGAGTCGGTCGGCCGTCGGGTCACCGTGCCCCTGCGATCCGCTCTCGCGCTGCAGCCAGCACCACACCGCCGCGTAGGCTCGCTCGGTGGATATGAGCGACCATTGCTGGAAGGCGCGCATGACCGAGACGACGATGTAGCCCTCGCCGCGGCCGGTGGCGCTCGCCGCGTTGTGCAGGTCCTTCTGGAAGTCGGCGTCGAAGCGATCGACGGCCAACACGCCCTCGACACACCGGATGATCGCCGCCTGCGAAAGCATCCGCTGGTGCTGCCGATCGGAAATCTCCGAAGGGCTGCCGCGGCCGCCGCTGACGCCATCGCGCATCATGGCCAGCATCGCCCCCAGCGGGCTGGGCACCATGCTTCGCGTCGTCAGGTGCGACAGCACGTCGTCGAGCGTGACCGCCGTTGCTGACGCGAGGTGGCCGCCATTACTTGGCTTCACTGCAGCTCCGTCCGTTTCTTGAGCCACCCCACCATGTCCGCCTGCACATCCTCGAGCTTGCCGGCATCCGCCAGCGCGCTCGCGGCCATGGCGCCCGAAACGGCGAACGAGATGGCGCGCACCAGCGCACTCTCGCGCGGCGTCATGGGCTCGTCGCCATGCATCTCGAGCGCGTCGGCCGTGGTGAGCACGAGTGAGTCGACCATGTCGCAGATGGCCGCGCCCAGCTTGGCGATCTTGTCGTCATCCATTGTCTTCACCCATTGCGTTGGTATTCGCGGGCCATTGCGCCCAAAGGCCCAGGTCCGAGAAGACGAGGTCTCTGGGCAGCAGGCGCCGGTACAGGAGCCACTTGGCGATGATGCTCATGTCTTCACCCACACTCCCACCCCATATCCGGGCTCTTCGGGATCGTTTCGCAAACACCTGTAGCCACGCGACTCAGCGATCTCGGTCACGCGCGCCCGGTTCGCCGATCCGTGCCACTCGATAAGCATCACGCGCGGCGTGTTCGGGTAGTTCTCTAGGAACTCGATCTCGCAGCCCTCGTTGTCGACCTTCACCAAGTCGCACGGGGGCAGATACTTCGGATCGATCGCCGACACGGGCCATCCGCCATCGCCCGTTCCGTGCGTGTGGTAGCTACCCCAATCCTCGCAGCCGTTGAGGCGCGGCGCGAATTCGGTCGTGACGGCGCAACGGGAGATGGCGACCAGCCCGGGCACCCCGTAGCGCGTAACGTTCTCGAGCAACAGCTCCGCCGCCCGATCGTGCGGCTCGTAGCAGGTGATGTTCGCGCCCGGCCACCGGTGCATCGCCCACACCGCGAACGCGCCCCAGCCGGCGCCGATGTCGAGGATCGTGCGAATACCCTCGGTCGGCAACTCCGGATGGTCGTAGGCGCCTTGCTCGAAGATCTGACGCGTCAGGATCTCGGTCGATGCGCGGGTTCTCGGGTCGGCATCCGGCAGCCCGAAGGGGCCGAGCGGCCCTGCAATCATTGTCGTCATGGGTTCACCCGTATCGATACGCGCTCGCCGACGGCTGCGAGCCATTCCCATCGCATCCCGCGCTCGTGCGCCTCGTAGAGCGCGCGCATCTCGTGCTCCTCGAAGCCGGCATAGCTCCAGAGCTCGTCGAAGACGACGACGGCGCCGGCGGCTAGCCTAGGCTGCGCCCATTCGAGCACGCACGCGGCCGAGGCGTAGATGTCGCAGTCGACGTGTAGCAGCGTGATCGGCGCACCACGGTCGTCGAAGTGCGGCAGCGTGTCGGCGAACAGGCCCACAACGATCTCCGCGCCGTCGACGCTCGGCGGCGCCTCGAGCGAGAAGTGCCCCTTGGCGTATCCTTCGCGCCAATCCTCAGGCAGCCCGCCGAAGCTATCGAAGCCGACGACGCGCGCGGTGCCACGACGGCCGGCCAATAGCCGCAGCGAGTCGCCCTTGTATACGCCGAATTCGCACCAAAGGCCGCGCGGCTCGATAAGGCCGGCGTCAAGCAGCCACTGCACGAGCGGGCTGGGCGACGACGGCTCGGGCACCTGGATGCGAGCGATCGCGGCGAGCGCGTCGTCGATGAATGCGGCGCGGCTCATCGTTTCTCCTTCGACCACGCCACACAGCACCAGCGGCTGGCCTTCGCACCGAGCCTCTCGCTGCCGTGCTCGTCGATGTAGTAGCGGTTCGTGCACGTCTTCTCGTCCTTGCCGAGGAAGGCGCACGTTGCGCACGAGGCGCCGGCTTTGGGCACGCGCTCGGCGAAGGGGTAGGCCTGTGGCAAAACGAATTTGTCTTCGCTCATGGCATTGCGTATCCCGGCCCCGTCCACGTGAACGGGTGCCGCTTGGGTTCTGGCGCTGCGCTTGCGAGCGACGGCAGGTTCTCTCGAATCGCCGCGTCCAGCGTCTTGGCCTTGTTTTCGAAGGTGAACTCGTGCGCGCGCCGGCGGCCAGTGTCCGAGAGCCAGTGGGCCAACTCTCGGTCCGTCAGCACGCGCGCCACGTCGCTAGCCACATGCTCGATGCGATGCACCGAGCGGCCCCAGAGCGACTCGAGCGCGTCGCCGAACCTCATCGCCACCGGCACGCCGATCGCCATGGACTCGGCGACGCTAACGCTGAACGTCTCGCAGGGCCCGGCGAGTGCTTCGAAGCTGAACGGGAAGCACGCCGCCTCGGACAGCTCCCGCAACATGTCGGCGCGCGACAGGTTCTTCATGAACTCGACGCCATGGTCCTTGCCGAGCGCCATGATGGCCTCGCGCACTCGACGGGC